GAAAAAACGGAAAACCCTGTGGCGTTGGTGGGCTAAAGCACTTGGAGAAAAATCATCTAAATCGGATAGAGAATCTGATAATATTGCTCGCATACGCACCTTTATTTTTATTACTTACTTGGTTACTAATTGTTTTATCGTGGCTGGGGTCATCCGACACTGGAATGATTCTCCTCCAGTAATCTATATTGAGATTAAAGATGGATCACAACATGAATAAAGTAATTAGTAGGAAAGTTATCAATAAAAATATAACATTCTATGACATTACTGAAAATGGACAACTTGTAAAATTCTCTTATCAAGAATTTGATGAACTAGTAGACAGAATTAAAAATTACTTTCTATCAAATTATGAAGTAAAGTCTGGACAAACAGTTCTGATTGGTTATTACGGCACTTGCTTGAAAAAAGTAGCCAGTGTTTTTGCTTGTTTAGAACTAGGGCTTTCAATTTCAATAATTGATTATCATATAACAGTAGTTTCTCCAGAGTCTGCAACTAAGACACAATTACTTTCTCCAATACATTATTTTATTTGTGAGGATGATAAGTTTCCAAAAGAAAATCCTAAAAGTAAATATGCAATACTTATAAGACATTGTTTGAATACAATCTATTACACAGATATTGAAAAACATCAACTCAATGAACATCTTAATTGTGAGGTAGAAATTGATCCAAAATCAATTGCAATGAGATGTACTTCAAGTGGTACTACAGGAACTCCAAAAATCATAGAACATAGTCATGAATTTCTTTTTGATTTGTGTCAAAGAAACTCTAAGATGTTTTATGGTAATGTGGTAAATGAGAAGTGCCTGGGCCATGGTAGCGGACCTGCAACATACTTTATTCCCACATTGATGTCTAAAGATGTAAAAAATATATACAACTACTGGGGAGAGGGATCAGAGTTTAATAATGAAAAATATTTCATGAGAGATGATAATATTTTTGATCACATCATGATTGCTTATACACATGATATTGATGGGTATTTAAAAAATATAAACGAAAATAATCCACCATCCAGGACAACAATTTACACCTTATCCACAATAAAAAAAGAGTGGATACCATATGTAAAAGAGAAAAAAATAAAAGATATCATTAGTTTGTTCGGAACTTCAGAAACAAGTGGACCAATTTTTGTCAATCAAGCAAGTGATGTAAATTTCGTACAGAACAAATTCAATATAATTGATGATTATTATCAAGTTTCTTTTACGGAAAATAATCTTCTAGAGGTAAATATACCAACTTATAATAAAAAAGTATGTACAAATGATGAATTTGTAATTGATTCAGATGGTTTTTATCACAATGGTAGATCAGATTTGATAAGAATCAACGGACATGTTGTAGATATAGTCAGTCACAATAAAATATTAGATGCACTTAATCAATACATCGATGCAAAATTTGTATATGATCCAGCAATAAATGAAATATATCTAGCTGTATGGAAAACTAATTTAGACTTAGATGTTTTAATCGAAAAAATTAATTTTAAAATAGGAACTATATACTGGGGACACCATATTAGTAAGTATGAAGTTTTAGATTCTAATTTATTTTTTACCGGAATTAAACTCGACAATCAATTGTTGAGAGATTATTTTAGATCTAGAGTTGAAACGAAGTCCAGTACATCAGAGTTTATTGTAGAACATAAGGAAGAATACTTAAAAATATTTGAAGGATTGGAGTTTTAAAATGCTTATAAAAGAAAGTTTCAAACATTTGGAAGCTAGTCAAGAAACTTATGGAAGTCATTTGTTTTGGGCTACTTATGCTGGAGTTAAGTTAATTGTGGTTGGAGTGTCTAGCATTGTTCATGGAATAATCCCAGCATTTTTCCAAGGAACTGCCGCTAAAACAATTATTAATTTTTATCATGAGAGATTAGTTGATCATCCAAATAAAGAGTATAGAGATTATATTCTTAAAAAGAAAAATGGTAATACTTGATAAAAATCAATTTATATCTTATACTATATAAGAAAGATAAAGTTTACATCATGACACAAAGAACTTATACGCAAAAAGATGGAACAATTTGGGAATGGGACGAAACTCCAGAACTTCTTAGACTCCTTAAAGAATTACACACAAACAACAATTCATCCAGCACTGGATCCGACAACCCCGTGGTTTGATTGGTTGTGTTATTGTGAAATTTGTGATAGCTTAGGGCCTATACCAGGACAACCTTCTTTACGAAGGTTTGTGGCATATAGAAGGTATCTTAAAGAAGTTGGTGTATTATGATTGATCCGTACTGGTTTCAAAAAAAGTGGGGTACTGATACTCTCACTCCTATAGAAACCTTATTGAAAAAAATTGAAGAGTTGGAAGATAGAGTCAAAGTTCTTGAAGAAGAAAATGTTGGAACTACAAATGAACTTTATCGTCTTGAGAATTCTTTGGATTCTCGTATAGATATTCTTGTAGAACACTTAAGGATTGACTACGATGTATGAACTTGATAACTTTGAAAAGGCCCTTGCTCATTTCGGCACAAGAGTTGACATCATCGTTGCACTTGAACTGGGCGGGAAGATTGATTCTCTCTCTGCTTACAAAGAAATCAAAGCAGAACTTAAAGAACTTAAACGAGCAAAAAAACAATACGGAAAGGACATGTAGTAAGTGTGGGGAAACTAAATTATTGACTGCAGAATACTATCAATCAGTAAAATATTTTAAAAGTGGATTTTCTTATTATTGTAATGAATGCAATAAACCCAAACCCAGAGATTAATTTATAAATACTCTAAAGTAAGAGATAATATAATATAACTATGGCTAGATTGACCTCCGCTGGAATAAGATTTGCAACTACACCCGCAATAGATGAGTTAAATTCTAAAAGAGGAATTTTTCCCACTAGTACTGCTTGGGTATTCTATCAAGCAAACGCTCCTACGGGATGGACAAAAGTTACCACTCATAACAATAAAGCACTCAGAGTTGTAAACGGAACTGGCGGTGGTTTTGGGGGAACAAATGCGTTTACAACTACCATGAGTAGTTTTGACATTGGAGGCACATTAACTAGCGGAAGTGCTACCGGTGAAACATCTTTATCAATTCCTCAAATTTCTTCACATTCACACCCGAGTAATAGTGTATCTCTTAACTCAGTTCCAGCATTGTTTAATCCAGATGGAAATTTTGATGGGTGGAATGGCGGAGATGTATCTAGAAATGGTGGAGGATGGACTATAGATAGTCCTGGGATTGCAGCAAATGGATCTGGAGATTCTCACTCTCACCCATTTAGTGCAACTGGAACTGTACCTAACCAGTCAGTTTCCATATCAGTACAATATATTGATGTTATTATATCTACTTTTAATGGATAAATACTTTTAATAATCTCTATAGTTTACATCATATAAAATGGCTAAATTAACAGCATCAGGAGTAGTTTTTGGTGATTCGACTATTTTAAACTCAAAATATGGAATAGTTCCAAAAAATTCTGTATCCATATTTTTTCAAGCAAATGCTCCTACTGGGTGGACAAAATCTACAGCTCATAATGATGTGACACTTAGGGTAGTTAGTGGAACTGGTGGAGGTGCTGGTGGGTCTTCGTCTTTTACTACAGTATTTCCAAATTCACTTAGAAATGTATCAGTTCCTTCTGTTCCTATGAGTGGCACAGTAGGCAATCATACACTAACTACGCCACAATTACCAAGTCATGGTCATGGTAATGGTGGTTTTATTGGATTGAGTCCAGGTGGAGGCGATGTTCAGTCTGGTTCTGGATGGAATAGATCTTTTCCTGGAACTGGAGCAGAAGGCGGCGGTGGAGCTCACAGTCATCCTTGGTCTGGTACAGCTTCGTTTTCAGCTAATATAGATTTAAGAGTTGCATATATTGACGTTCTTATTTGTAGTTTTGCTTAATTTCTGATATAATAGGGAATATTATTTGAGTTATATGAAAAAAAATCAATCTGGTAATTTTTGTCCGTTAATTAAAAAAGATTGTGTTGAACATAAGTGTTCTTGGTATGTTCATGTAAGGGGAATGAATCCAAACACGGGAGAAGATGTTGATCACTGGTCATGTGCAGTAACATGGATGCCTATGTTGACAATTGAAAATTCTCAACAACAAAGACAGACTGGTGCTGCTGTTGAGTCTTTCCGAAATGAGGTAGTAAAATCTAATAACGAAAATCGACAACTATATATTGATACATTGCAACAAAACGGTATTTTGCCAGTAAATGTTACACCATTAACGAACACTAATACATTGCCAGGAGAGTAAAACATGAGATTAACTATCATCCCCGCAGATAATCGCGTTTACATAGATCAAGTATCTTATGGAGACATAGACTTATCTTGGATTCCGGAAATAGATGGAAAAATTGTTCATGCTCTCCAGTGGTATGATACCAAGGGTGAAATAGAATTCGTTGGTGATTATCAAAGTATGCAAATTAATACTTTAGTATTACATGGTATTTGTAATTTTGAACAAGCAATTGATTTATGGAATAAAAAAAAGAAAGAAGAGGATGATTTAATTCAACAAAGATTGGAAGAGGAAGAAAAAAGAAAAAAAGAGGAAGAAGAAAGATTCCAAGCACAGTTTCTTGAAACACACATACTAGCTTCAGAAGAAGAAGATGAAGACTTGTTTTATGATATTGAGGAACTTTTAAAGGAAATTTAAGATAATAATACATTATATAAAATGAAAAAAACATTGATTCAAAATAATTACATTGTTATACCGGATTTTATTTCAAAAGAAAGGTCATCAAATCTTTCTTTTGAATTTTTACAACATTGTAAAGAAAATAATTTAGGAGGCGACGAACAAGCTCCAAATTCTTTTTCTGCGTATAATTATACACCTTTTCTGGAATTACTTTGTGAAAAAACACCAGAAATTTCTTTAGCCATTGGAGAAACAGTTTTACCTACTTATGCCTATGCTAGAGTTTATAAAAATGGAAGTGAGTTATCACGACACACTGATAGAGATGCTTGTGAGATATCGTTAACTTTACATTTGCATGGAGATTCTAAATGGCCGATATGGATTGAAACTCCTTCTGGTGAAAAACAATCCGTTGATTTAAATCCTGGAGATGCTATGTTATATCTGGGAAAAACTGCCTCTCACTGGAGAGACAGTTACGACGGTGAATATTATACTCAAGTATTTTTGCATTATGTTAGGAGTCGTGGTGATTGTTCTTATGCATACTTTGATAAAGTTAATGAAGTGACTAAACCTATCACAGAAATGACTGTTCAAGAAAAACCAGTTATTGAACAATCTAGTATTGAAGAAAAAATAGAATCTTCAATATTTTCTGCACGGAGTAGAAAACCATTAGAAGACTATATTTTTACTTTGGATAATGTTGTTTCCGAAGAACTTTGTGATAAAATTTTGGAAGAATATCGTGAATGTAGTTTTTGGACTCCTACCAGTGTGGGAAATGGTAATATAGATTCTCAAATTAGAAATTGTGATACAATTAATATTTCTGAAGATATAGTAATTCAGAAAAACTTCGATGTTAGAAAACAGATAGATTCTGATTTCTATATTTGTGCTTCAACTGCAATAAATGAATATAGAAAATTATTCCCAGAAGTTGCTTCAGAAATTGATACTGGATATGGATTATTGAGATACAAGGAAGGTCAGTTTTATACTCAACATACTGATTCATTTAAACATCAACAGAGATCTGTCAGTTGTTCTTTTCTTCTAAATGATGATTATGAAGGCGGAGAGTTTGCATTCTTTGATAGAGAAATTATGATTAGAGGTGGAAAAGGATCTATTGTCATGTTCCCTTCTAATTTTATGTTTCCCCATGAAATTATGCCTGTAATTTCTGGAACAAGGTACTCAATTATTACCTGGTATGTCTGATAAACTTAAAGGAATTCCAAGTATTTACTATCTAAATTTAGATTCGGAATTAGATAGAAGAAAATATATGGAAAGACAGTTTGAGAAATGGAATCTTGATAATGTAACTAGATTTTCCGGATCGGAATATTTGGTGGAAAATTATGAAGACTGGAAAGATATATTACACTTTCCACAAATGATCAAAAACATCAATCATCGTTTAGCTGCATCAATCACGCTTTCTACTCTTGAAATGATTCGTCATTGGTTAGAAACTACCGATGAAAAACATTTAGTTTTGTTTGAAGATGATTATGATTTAAATTTAATTGAGTATTGGCATTTTGATTGGGAATATTTAATGAATCATGTTCCTTATGATTGGGATTGTATTCAATTGGGATTTGAATCAAATTGGTACATCAAGTTTTATCTTCATCCCAAAGATTCGACAAGTGCTTATGGGCCAGTTTTAATTAATAGACATTTTGCTCAAAAATTAATCAATTTGCATTATGTTAAAGAAAAATATATGTTAATTCGTAAACATGGAATCTATCCATCCAATACAAAACACCGAATTGTTTCATTGGATAGTTTTCTCCCTTTTTTAGGAAAAACGTATCAGTTACCTTTAATAACTCAAAATCCTTATCTTGATAAGAGACCAAAGAAACATCATTTTCTTTGTAGGGATATTTACTATGATTGGTGGCAAAATAAAAGAGATAATTTTTCTTTAGATGATTTCTTTTCTTATGGAAAAGAAAATGATTTTGAAATGGTTGAAAGAGTACCTTATTAATGACAATTAATTCCAAATTGGAAAGATTACCTCCAATCTATTATTTCAACCTTGACCATAGAATTGATCGCAGGGAATATATAGAAAAACAATTTTCAGATAATAGAATATCTAATTACTATAGAGTAAATTCTTCTAGATATTCTGTTGAAAATTATAAAGAGTGGAAATCTAAGGTAATAACTGATAAACTCAGAACCCAAGTGTGGTTTCTTGCTACCCTGATTGACAGGATACATGGTATAATTGATTGGTATAACTCTAATGTGTCTGAGACTTGTTTGATAGTAGAGGATGATTTATGCTTTGATACGGTTGAACATTGGAATTTTGATTGGAAAACTTTTGTAGATAATTTGCCTTGCAACTGGGAGTGCGTTCAACTTCACATCATTGGTGAAAAATTCGTTAGAATGAATTTATCTAAGTGGACTCGCAATAATCACTCTACGGGTTGTGTACTAATCAATAGATCATATGCAGAAAAGCTTATAAAATTGCATTATGTAGATGATCAATTTAAATTGTATTCTAATTATGGATATAGAAATTGGCCAGAATATCACTACCAATCTGTAGATTTTGTTTTATATCAAATAGGTGTAACATACTCAATTCCCATTTTCACGACTAATTATAATTTTATAAGTGATGGTCTTAGAAATGGGAACATTAATGTGATGTCCAAAACTTGTGATGAATTGGTTTTGGACTGGTGGAAAACTAAATCTAAAAATTATACCTTAGATGATCTTTTTTATTTGAATTCACCGAAAGTAAAACAATTAATTGTGGAAGTTAATCATGAATCTAAAAGATAAACTAAAAGGACTTCCGCCAATTATTCTGGCGACGATTGACGAAAGACCCGATAAGTTAGAATATGCTCAGACTCAATATGATTATTGGGGAATCAGAGATTACACTGTAGTTTCTGGATCCAAATATCAACTCTCAACCTATGAAGATTACTGGAAAGATCTAGTTATCTTAAATCCATTTCCAGAAGATTATAAAAGAAAAAACTGGCATATCGCAGAACTCTCAATAACTCTTGCTCACTTAGTAAACATTAAAAATTGGTTAGAAACGACTAATGACCCTTATGTAATCATCATGGAGGATGATTATGATTTAAGTTTTATTGAACACTGGCACTTTGATTGGGAATATTTGATGAACAATATCCCCTATGATTGGGATTGTATTCAAATGAGTTTTGAGAATGATAGAATTGTTCCCTGCTATCTACACCCCATTCTATCAGGTCATAGTACAGGAGCT